AGGATGCCTCCCTCCTTTGTGCCTATGGTCAGCACCGTGTAATCGTCTGCCCTACCAATATCCAGCCCTCCGTAGATCCTGCCCTTGTGTTCTGCTCTGCCGATGCTCTCTCTGATGTTCCTGAATAGGCCTGAAGCTCCATCGATGAACTCAGCAAGGTATTCCTGCCTGAAGATGTGATCCGGTACCGTTGTGCGGATGCTGTCGATCTCCCTGCTGTCGATCATGGGATTATCATAGGATGTGAACTTGAAGTATCTGTACCGATCATCCTGATGCCTGAGCAGCGAGAGCCTGTACATCATGCGCTTGCCTTTCGGTGTTGAGATGAATACTACCTTTTTACCCTTTACCAGTACAGTAGGCTGGAGGATCTCCTCCCAGATGTTTGCTTTCATGAAGTCGAACTCATCACAAACAAGATAATCAAAGGTGTTACCTCTGATATTGTCAGGCCTCTCCGCTGAAAAGAATGTGATCGTTGAATCGAAGCCTCTTATGATCAGCTCAGAATCATTGTATGTGAATAGACCGCTTCTGATCGTTGCTTTCTTCAGCTCGTTGTACACACGCTTTGACTGCTTGTAGATAGGTGATACCCATCCGATGTTAGATCCTTTGTCATTGATAGCCCAGTACAGGTTCTGATTGATGCAGAGTAATGTCTTGCCCCATTGTCTGCCAATGCAAAGTACGTAATACTTTGCAGGATCTTGATTTATTGCATGATGTATTAATCGCTGGTTCTCGTGTGGTTTATATCCCTTGATGGTGTTACTCATCGAAATCGAACTTATCTACTATCCTGACCTCTGTCTGCGTTTCCTGCTTCGGTGATCCGTACACTCTGCTCAGTAGCGTTTCAAGTGAATAGAGGCTTCCTTTCTCAAGTGATTTTCGCATAGCATTTGCAACAGTCTTCTCAAGTATCGTTGCCTTTGGATTCTCCCAGACTTCCTTCAGCTCATCCAATGTCATTGCCATCATTGCCTGAATAGTGTCATTGATCTCGGACTTTTTGTATCCCATCTCTGTGAGCTGAGAAACATACTTTCGAGGTCTTCCTTTAGGGTTTCCGCTTTGTCCTTTCTCCCACTTGTGGGGTTCTATGTTTTCCGGTTTTGGCATCGTTGTTCTTTCGCTGTAAATAGAGCGCCGGGGTGGTATCGCACCCCTTCTTTAGTCTGGAATGACTAACGCATTACTTTTATGCTTCCGGCGCTTGTAATTTTCTCTCTTGTAAAGTTACTTTTTTTCCTTTATACATTCCTGCTCCTAATTCATCTATTTTGCTAAATGGTAAAATAGGAACTGTTATTTTGCAAGTTTTATCTATTAAGTAAATATATCTTATTTGAAAGCCTTCTAATTTTTTACCTCCATTTTCTTTTATCCAATTAGTTCCACTTTTACCATTACTTTCTTTTGTTCTATGTGCCGAACTTGTTAAACTACAAACTACTTCGCCATTTGGCAATTGGTAGGTACTTGTGTTTTTATTAACTCCTATTAAATGAAAACCACTTGCACGGTATATAGTGCCATCACCGCATAAATTAGCGTCTGAAAAACTTAATATCCATTTTATATGCGGCGCGTTTTTTTTAATTAATTTAATTGAAATTGAAATACATCTACTTTCTGAATTTTTAGGCAAATAATCATTGAAAGCCATTCTATTTAATTCTAACATTTCATTCCATTTCGTGTTTTCAACAAATTGAATAACATTCTTTTTTACCATTGGAGAACCATAACTTAAAACCCCGTGTAATTGTTCGTTTAAAAAACAGCCAAAATGTAATATTGAATTTGGAACTACCTTACCTGAATAATGGTATTTCTTTACAAACTCATTAGCAATCTTTGCTGGTATAACTTTAACTATTATTTCCTTTGCTCTGCCCATTGCATTATAATTAAATAAAGTGCGTTTCCATTCGTGTTTTCGTTACCCATTGTTTCAGCATACTTATATTCTTCAGTTTCTTTAATATCTGCTATTGCGTTTTTTATTTGCTCTGCTTGTTCATCTGCTAAAGTAAAAGTCATTTGTTGAAAAGGTGCTTTGTCGCCTTCAGGCAAACTAAATTCAGTTCCTAATTCATCAGCGTTTAAATCAAACCCTGGTAAATCTAATCCCCATTCGTCAAGTTTATCTGTATCCCATTCTGATGTAAGCTGCTCCCAGTCCCATTCACCGAATCCTACATTATCCTTAATGAGGAACTCCGCTTTCTGCTCTTCAGTCCAGTCATCCGCAAGGATAATAGGAAGCTCTTTCAAACCTACCTCCTTTGATGCCTTTAAACGCATATTACCTCCGAGTACTACATACTTACCATCAGTATCTGTGAAACATACGAGAGGCCTTTTCTCAAGCATCTGAGGGAAGTCCTGAATAGACTTTACCAGCTTTAGAAACTTATCATCCCGGATCGTTCTCGGGTTCTTTGGGTTAGGTTTAATCTCTGAAATCTTTACTATCATATCAAATCAATTTACCAACCTTCACCAGCTCTTTGATCACAGCTGAACTACTATCATAATGGTTCTTTAGCTTAAGCTTTATTACCGTTGCAACCTTATTCTTATTCGATCCTGTAGCATAGATCCTGCTGTTAGGTATTCCGAGTAGCTGTGCCTTTGATCTGAGCAATGTCTTATGTGACCTTGCAGAGATAATATACAGCACATGACCTTTATCTCTGAGCTTCAGAGCAAGGTCCATGCCTTTCTTTGTAGTCAGCACCCCATCATAATCGAATGAGATGTGCTGAATAGGCTCGAACTGCTCCCACTTGTATTGACATACGGCATACCTTTGCCCTTCATCGGGATAAGTGTCCACGCTTTCGCTGTCACCCATGCAGCGATCAATCCACTCCTCCTTGCTCTCGTTCTTCTTTGGTGTTGGCATCTTGTCCGAATACTTGTATTAAATATCTCTTTGTTGCTTTACCGAATTCAGTCTTTTCCATCTTGCGCCTGAACTCACGGTTCCTCTTCATCTCCATAATGTAAGAGTATCCAATCGTTGCAAAGAACTCTTTTCTCGGATCTTTTTTATTAGATCCTTCCTCTGGTGTGTTATTTTCCTGCATTGAGTACCTCTATTAGTTTTGCTTTTGTAGCTGTAGATGGTGCCGATAAACCTCGTTTCTTCACCTGCTCCCACAGCTCAGCCTTTGTGAGATCATTCCATTCGTCAACCTGTACGGTTATGACCTTCGCTGGCTCTTCAATGATCTCAGGCTCCTTGATAGTCTGTAGGTAATTGTAGCAGATGTGGACCGCTGGAGGGATACATCCGTTGCAACCTTTCGACATTACTCTGCCCTTGCCTGTAGCGAGCAGCGTTACCTCATGGTAAACGATAGCGAGATCATTGAGCTGTGCGCCCTTGAAGTCTATAGCTTTGATCTCTATCTTTGGCTTGATGCGATCAAGAGCTTGCTGTGCTGTTTGTGATAGTTTCATGATTCCAGTTTATCAATTAGTATAGCTATTAGATACGCTGTGGCAGCTGTTGCCGGTTCCAGCGATATGATCAATGTGAACCACCATGTAAGGCATGGAGGACAGTCGATCAGCTTGATATATTCCGTTGGATCAAGGCCAACGAACTTTTTGAGCCTGAATGAGAGATTCACCTCATGTGTCAGGATGAAAATAATGAACCAGCCTACGATGACCAGCTCAGGAGTTATAGTGAAGATATCTGCTGCGAACCTCATTTTCTACGAAATTAACGATTTTTGATAATGTTTTCGGAGTTACCCCTATTTTTTTACTGAGCCTCACTATATTAGATACCAATCTGACCTCCTTGTATATCCTCACCTCATGCTCAAAGCCTTCCATCTCCATCTCAAGGAGTATCTTGTGGAGCAGGAAGCTGTCGTACTTTGAATGCTGCTGGATCTCATCTGCCACTTGCACATCTATCTCATTGTCCTGAATAGTGTACATCTTGTTAAATGTGCTTTTTTTATTGATGTAGGCATTCAGCATTGATCTGTAAATGTAGCTGTCAGGATTCTGTATGTTACCGGGAAGCTCACAGTAAACATGATGAAATAGATCCCGATACAATGCCCCTGCTATGGAATAGGCATAGCGATAGTATTTCTGTATCTGATCATCGGTCAGGTGCATCTCCTCAATCTGTATATCTCATCTGCCAGCTCTCCCTGCCTATCGCATTTATTGACCAGCTGCCCGTGTATAGTTTGATGCACAGGAACATCCTGATACTTGATGAACCCTTTGTTGTGTGCCAGGTGCATGATGCGCTTGCCTTGCTTCGCTGCCTCGAGTGAGAATACAAGATCCGACATCTTGAGATCCGCAGAGCGATGAATGCCTGCCGGGTTGAAGTAGTCCGTTCTGAATGCTGTCACTCCGGTACCGCACACATCGAGCTGGATATTCCTGATGACCGTATCCATACAGCGGAATGATTTATGATCCCTGTAATAATTCAGCCCTTCGCCCTTGAGGATCCTGCCATGATAGGTAACGATGCAGTTGTATTTCTCAATAGCTTCAATGGTTCTCTCGATGTACGTTGGATGGTAGATCAGATCATCATCAACGGTGAAGTAGTACACAGGCTCCTTGTAGATGATCAGTCCAAAGAACTTGCCATTGTCTGTGAGATCAGTCTGCTCGATAGCATTGTCATAGATGATCATATCGTATGGCTTCACCGTTTGATTCTCCAGCGATCTCACAGTCTGCTCAAGGAATTTCTCCCTGCCCTGCATGGTTGCCATACCTATGATCACTTTCATCTGCTTATCAATGGATTTTTATTCCGTTCATCCGGATGCATTACGCTGGGATGATCTCCATGATATGCCAGCGATCTCTTTGGTGTGAGCATTAACACGCCAGATCTATTGAATTGCTTTGTCAGGTTCTGTCCCACTCCGCTGCTGATATTTGCATTGCCTTTGAATCTGTAGGCATTCACAGGAATGATCTTCCAGTTGATAGCCTCTAATGCTTTACGATTACAAAAGAACCCGCAGTCAGTAAAGAATACCCTCAAAGAATCCTTATCATGATTCTTTGCATAACCTGATCCCCAGCATGACTGCCTGCCATCATTTACAATGTTATACAGATACGGTTGATCCTTCAGCTGCTCATGGATCTCATTGATCCTCTCCCATTGCACATCTTGAAAATCGGAAGGAAGAAAGATAAAAAGATCATCATTTGTGGCCTTTGCAATATCGAATGCGTACTGCCATTTCCTCCAGAATCCTGCTTTGCCCTCATGCTTGAATTGATGCATTCTCTGTAGCTTGAATTCACTCCCATCATCAAGGATAATGTAGTCCGTATCAATAGTCTTTACCAATGCTTCAAGCATTTCAAGCCTCTGATATGAGAAAATGAATATCATATTTGGTCCGCAATATACTGATTATAGTAGTACATCTTTCCGAAGCCTTCATCCTGTGCCTCTGTCATCGGCTGATTGTCATAACTGTCCTGACATCCCTGAACGTATGCGCT